GAAGGTACACCAGGGAAGCCGGCACCACCGCACCACCGAGGAGCGAAGGGATCCATTCCGGCGCGCTGCAAACGCAACAGCTCGCGACGGAAGAGTGCGCGCGTCAAGTAGTGGGAGCTGGTTACACCAACCCCCGCTAATTCAGCGGACACTTCAGGACCTCTCGTCCACCTCGGTTGTCGCCCTCCCTGTGAAAACAGGGTGCGTATGGCGACTGTTCGGTAAACTCTGCACCTACCGACCGTGACAAGTTGTTCCGAGAACACACCCCAACCATTGTGGGTGAGGTAGTCCTTGGAGGGCTGGGTTTCCAGCCCCAAGGCCGATAGCGTGCTTCCGAACCGTGCGTTGGTCACCAGGTTGTGGGAACCTATGTAATCGTCGCCATTGACGGCATAGAAACCGTCACTCCCGGTCTGTAGGTGAGAAAACTCAACCAACAGACACAGGATTGGCCACGTCATAGGATTACCCATCAAAGCGCCACGGCTGGTATACCAGGAGTCACCCTCGCGTTCCACAACGAAGTGTGAACCGAGGGCACGGTAGACAAGCATCCGCATGAAGGAGGGCAAACACACCCCCTCCAGGATGCCCGTCACCAAAGCCCTGGATACGTCAAGGGGAATGTAATCGCTAGCGGACTTAAGGTCAAGTGACCTTACAGTACCGTATCGCTTTCCAGTCCAGTTAATATTTCCAGCCGGGTCCCCCTTTAGCGATCCAGAGATCCTATCGCGGGAACCGAGCACTTTGAGAAGAAACGAGTTCCCAATCGAGCAAAGGTACCCAAAGGCACCCTCCTCGGGTGTGACAACTCGTGTCTTCCAACCACGTTCACGAACAACAGTCCTACGGCAACGGGGTAGACCAAACCAGTCAACCGCATTCCAGGCGGCAGCGAGCGAGAACAGATTCTCCCTCACAAGCTCCCAATCTTCGAAAGAGAGCTCCTGCTCCTTCCGATAAAAGAAGAGGCAGTATTCGCCCTTGGTAGGAAAGTGAGTGTTCAACTCCTCACGTTCGTGAACTGGTGGTGTCATGCGATAACCCGCAAAGAGGTCTTGGGGGAACATTGAGGCAAAAGCGTCTGCCTCCTCCCAAGATTGGAAGGTCTTGTCACGCAAACCATCGGAAAGTGTTTTGACAACAGTCATCACACCACCCTTGGCTACGGACACCTCTAAAGAGGCCGAGTACGAAGGCGTACCCGGTGACCACCGAATTCCGCGAACCTGACTACCAACCATGCGACCACA